AGTGACCTTCGATACCCCATCGGTAACTACGGGGGTGTTGGCTTTCGAAACCGAGGAGACCAAGGAGCTTGGGGTGAGTGTAGGGGATGTTGTGGGGTTCCCTGTGAACAGGGACTACAGCATCACGATTGAGGGGCAGGAGTACTATCGTGTAAGAAACGAAGACCTGCTCTATGTCCAGGGGTAAGTTCACTACCGTCTCGGCGGCCAAGAGGTTGATGAGTAGCATGGAGGTGGCCATCAACAACATGATCGAGGAGGTCAAGAAGCCTGTCGATCCTGAACTCAGTGGCGCCGGTAGGAAGGCGGAGCTTTCGAGCATCAAGCAGACAGCGATAGACTGCAAGGAGCTACTCGTAGAGCGGCAGCGGCTAGAGCAGATGGTAAAGGACCTGCAGGAGAGCGGGGAGATAGCTCAGGAGAAGGACTACTCGGGCGGTTTCGCAGAAAGATTCAGCAAGCGATGAGGTTCTGGTGGATGATTTTTTTGCTCGTTCTGTCCAAGCTACTCAACGGGCAGTGCGACTTAGAGCTCCTTGAGGCGGACCTCATCGAGGGCACCGTTACGGTTGCGTTCAACAACACCGAAAGCTGCGGTGGTAGTGCAAGCCCGACAGGTATAGCCGAGATTCAGTTCGGGTTTCAGGCCCTCGATGCGGACTGCAACGCCATCAATCAGGGGTGGGACTTCCCGTGGGGGTTGAGTATCCCTGACGACAGCAACCACCCAGGTTGGATATACTCCGCTACCACGACCACTTCGTCTAGCAACTGGACCAACCTAGACGTATGGGGTGACTACGACGTAGACCCCCCGTACTATACGGGTGATACTATCACCTTCCCCCTCGACGACTTCTATCAGGCTGGTAGTACGAGTATGTTCTCCAACCTACTCAACGCCTTTGACTTCTGGTTCGATCAGGGCCTGAGCATACAGGTTGTCATTTGGCAGATTAGTTACGGCCCAACCATGTACGCTGACAATGGTGGGTGGGCTGAAGTAGGGGGGCTTGGCGGAGGCATTACCCCCGACTGTTGCGGGATTTACGAAGACGAGAACTTCCTCGACAACTGGATAGTTATCGGTCCGTGCGGGGAGTGTGTGCCTGAGGTTATAACGGATACGGTTTATGTCAATCTTCCTGCCGATACGATTGAGTTGCTTGTAACCGATACGTTGGAGGTGTTCTTTACGGATACGCTTGTCGTTACTGACACCGTTGTTGTGCAGCTCCCCCCTGACACCGTGGAGGTCTTAGTCACTGACACGGTGCTCTTGTACGATACCATTACCGAAATCCTCCCTGTAGTTACGTTCGTATACGACACGACGTACATCGAGCTTCCTGCTGATACTGTGTACGTGTTAGAGGTTGATACGGTGGTGGAGTACGACACCATCCCCGTCCCAATCAACTGGTACTTTTACGACACAACGTACATCTACTTAACTGACACGCTTGTCTTAACGGAGACAGACACGCTAGTTGTTACCGAGTACATTACTGACACGCTAGTTGTCACCGAGTACATTACTGACACGCTCGTAGTAACTGACTTTGATACGGTCTACGTGACACAGTACGACACCTCGTACATTACTTTAACTGACACGCTGTACCTTACTGACTACCAAACAGATACGCTTCATACTTACGAGTACACCTTGCTTGATGTGGACTGCGAAACTGGTCTCCCTTGCACCCCGCTAGAGCAGGACTGCCCTGTCTATATCCCCAATAGCTTTACCCCAAACAACGACGGGGTAAACGATGCATGGGGGGCTACTACCGACTCCTACTGTTGGGACTCTTGGCTACTTAGCGTGTACAACAGGATGGGGGAGGAGGTATGGGTGGGTACCGACCCTGAGGACGTTTGGCTCGGTGGTGACGAGTACTTCGTCCCTGACGGGGTGTACGTATACAAGCTCGTCTGCTCCTCCCTAGGGGACACGCTTATCATCAACGGTCACGTCACCATCTTCCGATGAGTGTACTCATAGAGCTTGAGGAGTACACCGAGCCTGGGGTGGCGATTTGTCCGAACGGAACCCACGGCCTAGTAGAGGAGATTGGGGGGTTGGTGATTATGCTCCCCAAGCGCCCCCCTAAGAACAAGATTCTGTTCCACGACCTCCCGCGAGAAGAGCAGCACTGGAGAAGGTCAGAGATGCCCAAGGAGCTTCAGCGCATCAAGAGCATGGACGAGTGGATGGAGGCCCCGAAGGAGTTCCGTAGCCGCTTCCGTCCGTACGTAGAGGAGGAGTATCGCCGCCGCCGCGACGGGGTGTGGTTCTACAACTGCGGGGTCCCCACCTACATCACAGGCAGGCACTACATGGCCTTGCAGTGGACGCGCTTCGATGTCGGGTACCCTAACTACCTTGAGTTCCAGCGCACCATCTTCATACACATGGCCGCCTGCGAGGTAGACCCTAGGTGCATAGGTCAGCTCTACACCAAGTGCAGGCGATCGGGGTACACCAACATCTGCTCCTCTGTGCTCCTTGACGAGGCCACGCAGGTAAAGGACAAGCTACTCGGGATACAGAGCAAGACGGGTAAAGATGCGCAAGAGAACATCTTCATGAAGAAGGTGGTGCAGATGTTCCGTCACTACCCGTTCTTTTTCAAGCCCATCCAAGACGGCACCACCAACCCGCGCATGGAGCTAGCCTTCCGTGAGCCGTCCAAGCGAATCACCAAGAACAACAAGACCACCAGAAGTGGGGACGCGCTCAACAGCATCATCAACTGGAAGAACACCACCAACAACGCCTACGACGGGGAGAAACTACATATGCTATACCTCGACGAGGCAGGCAAGTGGGAGAAGCCCATCGACATCCGCGAGGCTTGGAGGATCGAGCGCACCTGCCTAATCGTCGGTAGGAAGATTGTGGGGACCGCCCTGGTCGGGAGCACGGTGAACCCGATGGACAAGGGAGGGGCGGAGTACAAGGAGCTGTGGCAGGACTCCAACCCCGACCAGCGCAACGCCAACGGAAGGACAAGGTCTGGATTGTATAGGCTGTTCATCCCTGCCTACGATGCCTTGGAGGGCTTCTTTGACGTGTACGGGAGGGCCGTAGTCGAAGACCCCGAGGAGCCCTTGGTAGGAATTGACGGGGAGCACGTAGACTTTGGGGCGAAGACGTTCCTGAAGAACGAAAGGGACAGCCTCAAAAACGACGCCTCTGAGCTGAACGAGGTGGTGAGGCAGTTCCCCTTCACCGAGGACGAAGCCTTCCGCGACAGCGTAGACGGGAGCCTATTCAACGTGGGTCAGATATACGAGCAGGTGGAGTACAACGACGACCTGTTCCCTAACCCTGTCGTCAGAGGTAACTTCATATGGAAAGAGAACAAGAAGGACGAGGAGGTGGTCTTCTCCCCCGATCCCAAGGGACGGTTCTACGTCTCGTGGCTACCCCCTGTGGAGAGCAGGAACGTCAAGCGCAGGGAGAACAGCAAGCTGGTCCCCCCGTACCCATCCTTCGGCTGCGGTGGCGTTGACTCCTACGACCTAGATGCTACGCTCGACGGGAGGGGGTCTAAGGGGGCGCTGCACATGTACAACAAGTTCACTATGGACGAGAACCGCCCGAGCAACATGTTCGTGGTGGAGTACGCCTCGCGCCCCCCGCTAGCGAAAATCTTCTATGAGGACGTGCTGATGTGTGCGTTCTTCTATGGCTACCCCATCCTGATTGAGAACAACAAGTACGGGATAGCGCGGTACTTTGAGGACAGGGGGTATGACGGATACCTGATGGGGAGGCCCGATCACCTCAAGGTCCCAGGGAGCCATAGCAACGTCAAGACCAAGGGGGTCCCGTCAAATTCTCAGGACGTCATCCACGCCCACGCGCAGGCTATCGAAGCCTACGTACACGAGCACGTCGGGGTGAACAGGGAGACAGGGGAGATGGGGAGGATGTACTTCAACCGCACGCTAGAGGACTGGGTGGGGTTTAAGATTGACAAGCGAACCAAGTTCGACCTCACCATCAGCGCGGGCCTAGCTTTGCTAGCGGCACAGAAGGGTAAGCCCGAAAAACCACCCGCTAATTTTTCTGAGAAACGCTTCTTTAGAAGGTACAAAGGCATTAGCAGAGTTTAATATATTTGCATTTGACGACAAGTAGTCGTATTATGCAAGACTCCAAAACAAAATACTCTTCTAATTTTCCTGACCCTATGGTCCCCAAGGAGAAGAAGGAGAGCAAAGAGTACGGGCTGCGGTACGCTAAGGCCATCGAGAAGCAGTGGGGTAACGCCGACGACTACAACTCTTTGTTTCGCAAGAGGCAGAAGATTTTTGAGCGCAATAGGGACTATGCCAACGGTACGCAGGACACTACTGTCTATAAGCAAATCCTTACTAGCCTGGACCCAAATAATGGGGATGGTAGTCTTGTTAATCTTGACTTTACTCCTGTACCCATTCTGGCCAAGTTCGCCCGCATCGTCACAAACAAAATCCTCTCGCGCTCCCCGTACCCGAACCTAGAGGCTGTCGACCCCTTGTCCTCTTCGGAGAAGGATCAGCAGAAGAAGATGATGCAGATGCAGGTCGCGGCCCGCGACGAGCTGATTGCACTCAAGCAGGAGACTGGGGGGTTGACTATCGGTCAGGACCCCGAGGAGCTCCCTGAAACACTCGAAGAGGCAGAGATTTTCTTTGAGACCAACATCAAGACCGACGCCGAAATCGCCGCGCAGATTGCGACGAACATGACGCTGGAGTGGAACAACTTCGACGACAACACCTACCGACGCTGCGTATCCGACCTGACCGCAATCGGGATGGCGGTATCCAAGCGCACCAACGACCCGAACTATGGGGTCAAGGTAGAGTACGTCGACCCAGGCAGCTTCGTCCACAGCTACACCGAGGACCCGAGCATGGAGGACCTCGTGTACGCAGGTCATGTAAAGCGCATGACCATCAGCGAGCTCAAGCGACTCGCTGGGGACGAGCTCACCGAGGAGCAACTGAAGAAGATTCAGAAGGGGGCCAAGAAGCATAAGCAGGGGGACTACTCCTCCCCGCACGCCACCTCGTACGACAACTTCACGGGCAAGTACACCTCAGGCTACGACGAGTACATGGTCGAGGTCCTGTGCTTTGAGTTCGTGTCCGTCGACACCGTCTTCTTCGAAGAGAAGGAGAATCGGTTCGGCAACACAGGATTCTTTTACCAAGGGTACAACTACAAGGAGAAGCCCAACAGTGTGTTCTCTCGCACCCCGCATAAGATGGAGGTGGAGAACGTGTACTACGGGATGTACGTGATGGGGAGCGAGTTCATCTTCAACTACGGGTTGATGAGCAACATGCCTCGCAACATGCACGATTTGACGCGCACGCGGATGTCGTACTCCCCCGTGGCTACCAACATGCGGGACATGGTCCCGAAGTCTTTGGTGGACAGTTGCATCGGGTTCGCCGACATGCTCCAGCTCACTCACTTGAAGCTGCAGCAGGCTATTGCCAAGGCCAAGCCCGACGGACTGGTGATTGACATCGAGGGGCTAGAGAACGTACAGCTCGGAAAGGGTGGGGAGTTGCAGCCGCTAGAGTTGCACGACATCTACGAGCAGACGGGCGTATTCTACTACCGTAGTAAGAACCCTGAGGGTGGGTTTCAGAACCCCCCTGTCCGCGAGATTGGCAACGCCATCCGCAACGTAAACGAACTCATCGGGTTGTACAACCACTACCTGCGTATGATCCGTGACGCTACGGGCATCAACGAGGTGATGGATGCCTCCACCCCGAAGGGTGACGCCTTGGTAGGGGTTCGGGAGCATGCACTTGCCGCAGGCAACAACGCCATCTACGACGTCACCAACTGCTCCATGATTCTATTCAAGAAGGTGTGCGAGGACGTAGTGAAGTGTTTGCAGGTTCTCCCCTCTGATAGTGTCGTATACAGGGTGTACGAGAACGCAATCGGGAAGGAGAACATGGCCGTACTGAACAGCTTCAGTAGCCTCCCGATGTACAACTTCGGGGTCACGGTGCAGAAGGAGATGGAGGACGTAGAGAAGGCGTACTTGGAACAGAATATCCAAGCCTCTCTCGCTCAGAAGGAACTCGACATCGAGGACGCCATCGCCATCCGCAACATGAAGGACATCAACCAGGCCGAGAGGCTGTTGATTGTGCGGCGCAAGAAGAGGATTCAGCGCATGCAGCAGATGGCCCAGCAGAATGCTCAGATGCAGTCCGAGCAGGCACAGCAGGCAGCCATTGTCGCTTCGCAGGCCAAGCAGCAGGAGATGCAGGTGGAGGCCCAACTCGAGGCACAGACCCTGCAGCTCAAGAACGAACTCGAGATGCAACTCGAGGCCGTCAAGCATCAGTACCGCAGGGAGATTGAAATGAT